CGATTGATTCGGAACATGCAATTTCGTTGGCGCTTGTCCATGAACCGCAGATTGCGCCGGCATTTGTCCGCGATGTTTTTGACGCATTAAGCGCAACGGAACCTGTTGACGGAGCCGGGCGCTCAATAACGGATTTCGGACGCTACGTTGCAACGCGTTGGAGGAATGCCCAGAAGCAAAACCAACAGCCTGGAAAATCTGGAACAGGAGGAAGCCGGAAAGAATCTGTTTGGAGTATTGAAAAGCGAATTGCGGCAATTGAAGCAGACCTTGAAGCGGCAAAGTCCAATGATTCGTTTTTCGATTTTTCCGGAGGCATTCGCTTGGATTCGGACCCAATGAACGAGGAAGGCAAGAAGCATTGCGCGAAACTTCGTCAAAAGCGGAAGGAACTTCGCGAACAATTGAAGGGAATTGAAGAATGAGTAAAAACGAGAAAGCATCCGACGACGCCGGCGCGGTTCACTCCGTTGCGGCTTTCAAAGACTTTGGTAAAGCCGCTAACGAATGGCTTGCCAAGAACGAGCGCGGACGCCCAACGCGCGCGTTTTTCAATTACGGGCAAAACGCAAACCAGAGGAAGAAAGGAAACGCACAATGCCAGAAGCAAAACCCAAACAAGTGAAAGTCCGGAAGATAACGCCGGCGGAACGCAAGAAGTCGGAATTGGCGGAAAACAAAATCCGGCGGGAATTCACCGGCGACGAAATGCGACGCATTGCGCAAACGATGGCGGAACGTTCGTTGCATATCAAAGAACTGGAAGACGAAAAGGCGGCGATTGCGGCGCAATACAAATCCAGGATTGAAACCGCGCGTTCTGAAATGTCCGAAGCCGCGAACCGCATTACCGCCGGATTTGAAATCGTGAAACGGGAATGCGTTGTTGTTTACAATCCGGGCAAAGGTTCAAAAGACCTTTTCAATCCAGCGGACGGAACATTTATTGCAAACGCGCCAATGGAAGAACCGGATTTCCAGCGGGAATTGCGGTTGACGAAAGACGCCGCAAAGAAACAAGCGGAATCCAAGTCGGCCAAGAAACCGACGCCGGACCAGAAACCCAACGGCAAAGCCGGGGAGCCGGCAATGTCAAAGGAAGCGCAAGCCGCCAAGAAAGACGCAAAGGAATGAATCGGACTGTCTGCGCAATTGACCCTGGTGACATCCAATCCGCCTTTGTTGTTTGGAATCCAGACGGCAACGGCGGACTTGGGGAAATCATCGTCAAAGGGATTTGGCCGAACGGAGACGTTTTCAATTGGCTCGTTGACAACGCCGGGAGCTTTGATGTTTTGGCGTTTGAAATGGTTGCCTGTTACGGCATGCCGGTTGGACGGACGATATTTGAAACCGTTTTTTGGATTGGGCGATTTTATACAGCGGGCGCGGCTTGTATTGAGCGCGCTCGCGTTACCCGCCAAACAATCAAGAATCACCATTGCCAAAGCATGCGCGCAAACGATGCAAACGTGAGGCAATGTTTAATCGACAAGTATGGAGAGCCGGGAACCAAAGCAAAGCCAGGCATTACATACGGACTCAAAAAAGATTTGTGGGCGGCGTTCGCGCTCGCAACCTATTGGACAGAAAACAACAAAGAAACGCGAAAGGTTTACGATGGATCAGGAAACTAAAAGAGACTTCATTTCGGCTTGGATTGCCATTGAGGAAGCCGCGCATTCAACTGCGCGCGCGAAAGGGTTTTGGGATAAGGACCGCAACGATGGGGAAGCAATTGCTTTGATGCATTCGGAGCTTTCCGAAGCCTTGGAAGCGTTGCGGCATGGAAATCCGCCGGACGATAAAGTTCCGGAGTTTAGCGGAGTTGAAGCGGAACTTGCGGACGTCGTAATCCGCATTATGGATTTTGCCGCCGGCAAGGGTTTCAACGTCGCCGGGGCGCTGATTTCCAAAATGGAAATGAACAAGACGCGCGGGAGGATGCATGGTTGCAAACGGTTTTGAATAGTGAAAGCGTTTTGTTTCAATTGCCAAGGCGAAGCGCAAATTGCGCAAGGATTGTATTGCCGGAATTGCTGGCAACTGCTGTTTGAGACGCGCGAATACTATTGCGGAGACTGTCGCCGCGCTTATCGTGGAAACGTCAAAACAGGCGTTACGCCGGAAATGACAATCAAAGATTGCCCTTTTTGCGGAGCGCCAAAATTGCCAGTTGTTCGCCGGGTTGCCGAACCAAAAAACGAGCAAAAGGCCAAAGCATGAATGAGGATGAAAAACGAAAATACTTCGCCAACATTGGAGCGAAAGGCGGAAAGCGAACAAGCGATGCCAAAACTGCCGCTTGCCGCAACAACTGGAAGAAAGCAATGGAAGCGAAGCAACGAAAACGAGAACAAGACAAATAAACGTCTTTCGTTCCGCGGAAGGCGAATCTTTCCAAACGGATTGCATGTCGGCGCGTTCTTGGGCGCGCGCATGTTCCAGGCGGATTAACACAAACAAGACGAAAGGAAACGCAAATGACTTTGACTTACCTTGTATTGATTGCGTTGTTTACCGTTACCGCTTGGGCAATTGTTTTGTTGCTTTATGTAGGGCGTGTTCACCTAGAAGCGAAGGCGATTCGCAAGACGTTGCAATACGCAATCCGGAGGCAATCGCAATTGTCCAAACGGTTCCCACAAGTCAACTGTTTCCGCAGTTGCCAGCATTGCAGCAACTGGTTCATGCCGGAAGACGATTCCGCATTTTGCGACGTTTGCGCATTAGGCGGCAGAATGGAAGGCGAACGGAAAGGATCACGCGCATGAGTGAAACGAATCCGCGCCGCGACGGCCCAGGGCGATTCATTCCTTGGGCAAAGCGACCAAGGGGCGCCACAGGAGCGACCAGGGGGTGCCACAGGAGCGACCAGGGGGCGCCACAGGAGCGACCAGGGGGCGCCACAGGAGCGACCAGGGGGCGCCACAGGAGCGCCCCCCCCCGGAAGGAATCTATTTGACCGGACGCGAATCGGGGGTTGGACGACCTTCCACCCCAAAAACGCGCGAGCCATTTTCGATTCAACCAACAACAAAGACAAAAAAACGAAAGGAAACAAGACGATGAAACAAGCAAAATTCGAATGCGAAGGACGGACGCAACGCGGCGAAGTCGTAAAGGAGAACAAGCACACGGTTTTGGTTCGGTTACTCAACGGCGACATTGTGAAGCGGCATAAACGGCGGCATGGCGTCGCGGAGGCCGGCGAGGAATGAGCGCGCGCAATTTATCTATCCAAGCAATTCCTGCATGCGACGCTAAACCTTGGATACTTGAACGCCATTACGCAAAACGCTTGTGTCCAATATCCTTTGCGTTTGGACTTTACCGCGAATCAAACCTTATTGGCGTCGTAACATACGGAACGCCAGCAAGCGCGACATTGCGGGAAGGAGTTGCAGGAAAAGAATGGTCGAATCGAATTCTGGAATTGAACAGGCTTTGTTGCGAAAGCCAAAAAAACGCGGCAAGCCGACTTGTCGCCGGTTCTTTAAAAATGCTTCCCAAGCCATTAATCGTTGTTAGTTATGCAGACATTGGGCAAGGACATGTTGGATACATTTACCAAGCAACAAACTTTCTCTACACAGGATTGAGCGCAAAAAGAACGGATTGGAAAATTAAAGGCATGGAACATTTGCACGGCGCAACCGTTGCCGACGAAAGCAGGGGGAAAAAAAACCGCGCTCAATGGATGCGTGAAAAATACGGTGACAAGTTTTATCTAGAGGAACGATCAAGAAAACATCGCTATTTGTTTTTGTGCGGAACCAAAAGGCAAAAAGCAGAAATGGCAAAATCCATTCGCTACAAAACGGAGCCTTACCCAAAAGGGGAAAGCCTGCGTTACGACGCAAGCCAACCAATTACACAACAAACAACATTTGCTTTGAAATGAGCGCGCAACATTATCCGGCAATTGACACCGGCGACGCATGCCGGCGCATTACATACTGCGTTTGCGGAAAACCTTGGCCTTGCAAGGGCATAATTGAAGCGGCTTTAAAGGAATTGCGCGAAAACGATTACCCGCGAACGCCGGCGGAGGTTCCGGCAATTTGGTTTTGCGGTTGCGGGCATCATTTACCGCAAGAGCAAGGCTGTTCAAATTGCGGCAAACCTTGCCCGGACATTTTCCGGATTTAGCATGGCGGCAAAAAGGAAAGCGACGCCGAAGCGCAAAGCGACGCCGCCGGAGTTAATGACGATTAACCGTCTTCACCTGGAATTGAACGTTCAACGGGAGTCTTTGACGCGCGTTTTGCACGGGGAAACGCCGGATGCAGTCGAAGGACGAAAACGGCTATGGTCGGTTTCTCGCGTTCGGGATATTCTTCAACAACGCTCCAAGGCGTTTGCGACGAAAGACGAAAAAGCCAAATCTGCGAGCGCGAAAAAGTACGAATTGGAATGTCGGAAAATTGCGGCGCAATGCGAATCCGTGGAAATCAAAAACGCAGTTACGCGCGGCGAACTAACGCCAACGTCCGAATTTGTGGAATTCTTCCAGGCGTTTGCCGGTTCAATCGACAAGGTTTTAATGCGTCGGCTTGAACAGGAATACCCGAAGCTTGTTGCAGGCTTGGAAATTGCCGCAATCCGCGTTAAGGGCAAACAGGTTCGCGACGAAATCAGGGCGGAGGCGAGAAAGATTTTAAGAAAGTATCAGGACGAATAACCAACCAAACAAACAGAAAGGAACCAAGAAAATGAAATGCACATTGACCAGAGAA